AGAGGCAGAACACAAAGCAAGACACCATTTAGGTTTGTACCGAGCAGTTGTAGGTTTAGATTCACCTTATTTAGATAAGTTAGATTCATTACGGGCAGAAATAGTAAGATTGAAAGCAGAAATCGACCGGCTGACCGCCGAGAATAACAAGCTCACAGAATGGGTGAGCCGAGAAATTTGTGATTTAATTGACGAGAAAGATTTGGAAATCGACCGACTGACCGCCAAGAATAAACGACTTGAAAATAATATTATGGAGCACGGTGAAGCTCTACTTGTTTTATCTAAATTGAGAAAGCTATATAATCTGAGTCCAGATATGTTGGAACCAACGACTGAATCAGCGGCAAAAATGATGATGAGAGAGGCAGAAGAGGGATTACGTTTAGCTCACCAAAGAAATCAAGAAGATTATATCAAAAAACTACTGGTTGAAATCGACCGGCTGACCGAAGAACTCAAGGCCAAAGATGAAGCATTGCAAATTATTCTACGAAACATAAAAGCAGGAGCGGTAACAGTATATTGGATTGAAGAATATATTGAGCAAGCCCTGAAAAATAGTCAATCCGCCAAAGGCGGATAATTAATCAATCGAAAATAGTAAATCCGAAGATGGATAAGCAGCTTACATTCGAGAGCATCGATAAGGCCCGGCCGAGCTGGATGAAGGATGGTCCGAAGCCGAACATAACGGTCGGCAAAAATGAGGAAAAGCGGGTAGGACCGCAGGCGACGGAGATCCTGTCAAGACTCAAGAGCAGGCCCGTTCGGATTTCTGAGATGTCGAATATCGCAAAGCAGTACAACGCCCGTATAAACGAGATACGCAGGCACCTGTCAAAGATCGGCATGACGGTGGACTGCTTCGAGAGTAAAGATGGTGATAACGAGTATCGAATCGTGCCTCTTGCCGGCTCGAATTATCAGAAGAAGCTCATGGCCAGGCAGGCGCAAATGTCGCCCGTATCTCCGGGTCGCCGGGAAACGGGTCAAACGCGGTGACAAGAGTCACGCGGCCGACGATAATGGCTGTAAGTGGCTGCAAAAAATAAGGTTACGAGAGCAGGGTTAATGAAATTCGATTTTTGAAAAAGAGGATTAAATGTCGCACGGAAAAACCGCCGAAGCGACATTTGGCATAGTATTATGATCAGGGTTTACCGTCAAAACCAGGTCAAAACAACGATAAAAGGCCCGGAATTGAAGGCCGAAAGGATGGCTGCGAATATGTCGCTTCGCCAGCTTAGCGATCTTTTGCGGGCTGGCCTGGGCGTCGATTATATCAAAATCAACGGGGATTACAGGCAGATTTCAAAGATGACTATAAAGAGGATGCAGGCTATGCCTGAGATAGAAATCGAGTTTGCGGCGGCGAGGATCCTGGAAAAAATACTGTCATAAATGAAAACATTATCAGGTAAAACTCTGGAAGAAATAGCCATTGAAAGGTTGAAAGTCTTTGAGCCGCCCGAGGGCTATTGGGTTGCTTATTCAGGTGGTAAGGATTCCGATGTTATTTTGGACTTAGTTAGACGTTCTGGAGTGAAATACGATGCTCACCATTCATTGACTACAGCAGACCCGCCAGAAGTTGTGCGGCATGTTAAAGAACAGGCCGATGTAACTATTCATCGTCCCAAACTAACTATGTGGGAATTGGTTAAGAAAAAAGGGATGCCACCACGTAGAAATGCAAGATATTGTTGCGAAACACAGAAAGAGTCTGGTGGATTAGATAGATTGGTTGTTACAGGAATAAGAAGACAGGAAGGTTCTAACCGCTCTAACCGGAAGATGGTTGAGCAATGTTTCAAGCATAAGACTAAACGGTATCTCAACGTAATCATCGACTGGACGACAACAGATGTTTGGCAGTATATCCGTAGCCGGGGAATAAAGTATTGTTCTTTGTACGATGAGGGATTCAAACGGATCGGATGCGTGTTGTGTCCAATGACAAGAGACATTGAAAGACAGATGGAAAGGTTTCCGAGAATATGTCGGGCATGGGAAAGGGCAGTCAAGGCAACTTGGAAACCTTGGTACAGAATCAAAAATAACGGGCTGCCAGACAGGAGATATAAATATAGAGATGGTTTTTATGATGCCGAAGAATACTGGCAATGGTGGCTAAACAGGGATAGTTCGGCAAAGAAAAACGATGATGAAATGTATCTATGGTGAGCTAAATGATTTATAACCATAATTATTATCACCCGCGGAGCGGAGGCAAAAAAATATTCAATTCGTAACGAGATTGTTACGATTTAAGGGTATCTGGCCTTGTATAATGCATTATGAGCTAATAAGGCGCGTTATTTATGCCAAAAAAGCAAAAGGCTTATAAATGCACGAAGGAGGTCATTGAGACTGTCTGCGTTTTGGTCGAGCAGTCATGCGACTTCAAGGCAATCGCAAAGGCAATCGGGGTTTCGGAGAGGACTTTGCAGCGATGGCGGAACAAGGGCGATGATCTTTACCAGAAAAAGCTCGTCGAGGCCATAGAGGCAGCGCAGGAGAAAATGTCCTGCGGAAAGACGAAAGCGGACCAGCACAGGCAGAGCCAGTTTCATCAGTTAAAGAAAGTCGTGAGGGAACCCATGCTGGTGGATGTTCGCTCGACCGGAAGGAAACTGCCGGGCTGGGCAAGGCGAATAAAATCCAAAAGGCTTTTGCCAGCGCCTGTAATGCCGCCTACGAGTTTTAATAAGAAAGAGCATATAGCCTATGCGCGCGAATTTCTCGATCTGGAAATTGATAAAAGTTATACGGTAAACGAAATACGCATGGAATGCGCCAAGTGCGTCGAGGCGCTTACCGTTGAGGTGATGATAGTGGTTAAAGAGGAGACATCTGAGGCAGAGCCGAACCAGCAGGCGGTCAAGAACGTTCTTACCAACTGCGGGCCGGAAGGTGAAAGGTGGAATTTTGGTCAGGATCATATACTCAGAGGCGATGAAGAAGTGCCTGTTGTGGTTGTTATAGGAAGCAATAAAAAGAAAAAAGAAGATGCAGAAGATACCGGAAATTAAATTATTCTATACCGGAAGACAGCATTTGGCCATAGAAACGCTCGAAAGAGAAGAAGTAAAAAGACTTCTCTACGGTGGTGCCAAAGGCGGGGGTAAATCTTTTTTCCTTGTGACATGGGCTTTCAAGAATGCCATTGATATTATTAGAAAATTTAACATTAAAATCACATCACACCCAATACACATAGGCTGGCTCGGAAGAAAGCAGTCAACTGATTTTACAAGTACGACCCTACAGACCTGGAGAAGAGTTATACCTTATAAATATTATCAGCTCAAATCCGGAACCGAAAAAGACTCTAAGCATATTTTAATAATGGACAGGGTTGCAATCGATTATGGCGGTCTTGACAGGCAGGAGAGCATAAACAAGTTTAACTCGGCGGAATACTCATTTTTCGGAATTGACCAGGCAGAGGAGGTGGATATAGATGATATTTCTGTTCTCAGAGGATCTTTGAGACTTACCATAGAAGGCCAAAAACTTCCATATAAGGAGGTATATACAGCCAATCCTCGCCAGTGCTGGCTCAGGGATGAATTTATAATTGAGAACAAACGCGGCAATGTATTCGTGCCGGCACTGCCATCAGACAATCCGCACCTTCCCGATGATTACGAAAAAACTCTTATCGATGCTTTCGGTTACAGGCCCGATCTTCTTGCTGCTTATCTTTACGGAGACTGGAGCAAGATCGAGGATGCAGCACAGGTAATACTCGATAAATGGATAGTATCTGCAATGACCGCTCCATCGATTATGAACGGGACAATTATAGCCTGCGATGTTGCAAGGTTCGGAGATGATAAAACTGAAATTCAGCATTTGGAGGGATCGCAGATAATTGAGGAGAAATCTTTGCCTTACGGCAGGACTACGGAAGTTTCCAATATTCTAACCGAAATGAGCAGAGCAAACGGTGACTGTCCGTTAGTGGTAGATGAGATTGGCGTTGGCGCAGGTGTGGTTGACCAGCTTCACGAACGCGGCAGGTATGTAATACCATTTAACGCCGCAGAGAAGGCTGATGATGAAAAGAAATATTACAACAGAAGGGCGGAAGCGTGGTGGGAGACTGCAGAACATTTCAGCAGAAGGGAGATGGGCTGCCAGAGAATGTCAACCGAGCTCAGGAAACAGTTATGCACACCAAGATACGAGTTCAGGAACGGCAAAATTCTAATTGAGCCGAAAGATAAGATAAAGGAGCGTCTCGGATACAGCCCCGATAAAGGCGATTGCTACGTTATGGGTATATGGGGACTGAAAAGGTCTGTTCCTGCGCACCAGTTCAAAGATGTTATATTAAGGACGGGACAACGAAAAACAAAAGATCAATCTGTTTTGACAAGGGGATTGAAAGGTATAAGGAAATGAGAAAGGGAAGGTCCGTGTACCACTGCCACGGCAAGAGCAAGGGCAGAAAAATAAGGACTTATTCGAGCGTTGCAAAAGCAAAACGGGCCCACAGGGCAATGTCGGCGAAGAAAAAATAAAAACTACGAGTATTGACGACTATATTGAAGGGAATAAGGAATGAAGAAAGCACCGTGGATAGCAGTGGGAATGATGCTGATTATTTGCATGTCTATGGTAAGGTATCCGGTAGGACAGCCTGTACCGATGGGGGTTTACACCGAACCGTTCTCGCCGGAAGATGGTATTTACAAGTTCATGCAGATAGTTTACCTGTCAGATCCTAACGACCCTAACAGTCCCAAGAAGGTGCAGGCAGCACCAGATGACTGGATAAGTGCGTTTGGCAACAACGAAAGGACGATGCTCTTCCATACACTCAGTGAGCTTCGGGTTATTGTGGCCCAGCAGGGAAACAGGCTTATAAATTTAGAATTGAGAATTGAGAATTTAGAGAAATGGCAGGAAGCACATTTGCAAGGTAAGATTCCAGATGATTGGATTGAATTATGGAAGATCCAAATGCTCCCTGAATTTAAATAGGCTGGTTACAATGATATACAAAACAAGCTTACATCATAACGATTCGTTAAAACTATCATTAAAGGACATTTTTTTATTGATTTTCGGGAAAGAAATCAAATCCGGCCCCTTAATTGTCTGTTTATGGCACGAGCCGGAAAGATACAAATCGTGCCGCAAGGAATATAACATTAAATGGATAAGAAGGTCCTTATTGAAGTTTAAAAAGGCGTAAAATGCTCCGTAGGGATTTCTTAAAACTTGCGACTGTAACAGTTATATCGCCCACGTTTTTGAAATTAAAACCTGAGTACAGGAATATTGCGTACAGCGAAAATATTGTAATGGTCGGTTCAATTCCAATAGAAAAATTCGATGTGATAGTTGAATGCAATAAACCCATAAGGGCTGTAATTGAACAATCAGATTGTAGGTTTTTTTCAGATGCTATTGAAGTAGTGGAAAAGAAAATAACAAAAAGGTTTATAAGGCTTCGTTATGAATGGATAGGCGAACCTGCAAAATGCACAAGCTACATTACCAATGATGGTATTTTAGATAATAGTCTTGTTATGGATTATGAAAGAGAATTAAATGTTTTGTAGAAACTTCAATAGTCAATAGTCAATAAAAAATGGCAACTATGTTTAATTATATCTGGAAAGACCCACCGCGAAGCACGACGAAGGCGGAGTGGAAACGAATGTGCAGGTATCTTCGGACGGTCAGAGGATGTGTTGCTAAAAAAATAGATCAGGAGAAACTTAAAGAAGCCATTCGAAACCAGCTAATTTATGGAACCTCTATGGTAAATGTGGAAGGTATGCTTAAATAGTCAATAGTCAATAGTCAATAGTAAATGGCGTGACATGGCCTGGGGGGGCCGCCTTTTATGGAATGGACGAGAAAAACTCAGTTAGAGCGGATAATAGACAGGTGGACGGCCGAAGATGGCATATTCAACAGGTTAAAGACAGCCAAAGAGAACATTTGCAACTTCTTCAGGCCTGATCTTGGAATAGATTACGATGAGACCGCCGATATGCTCATGCTCGGCGGCGACATAACCGAGGGCAGCGGGCCGTGGGTGGCGAGGAAGGCGGCGACCGCATTTCAGGGCAATACGGTCTCAAAGAAGCTCGACTGGTATCAGTACAAATTTTCAGATGATGACCTTAACGGTATAGATGAGCTTGACAAGTTCCGGCAGGACATTAAGGACCATACATCGGCTGTTTACCAGAGGGGCAATTTTTACGACATACAGCCGCAGTTCACACTTGATGGATGGACCATAGGGGACCCTCTTTTCTTTATCGAGGAGGATGATTACCGCTCGATGTGCGTTCCGGTCCACTGGCAGACTTACCGGATATTTTACGACAGGTTCAACAGGTCGGAAGGCGTCATTATAAAGGACACCGAATGGACTGCGAAGATGTGCTTCGACAAGTTCTGCCCGGGCAGGGACATGAAAGAGCGGATAGGGCAGGCGGAAAAGAAGTTCAGCACCAAACTCTTTAACGCCATAAAGAGCGGCAATATGCACGAGAGGGTGACTATATGGCGGGCTGTTTTCAAGTCGACGGATCCGATATGGTACGATGATGATTTCAAGATTCCATTTAAGATTCCTATGGGTCGAAAGAGCTGGTTCAGCGTTTACTTCGAGGACATTACGGGCGCCCGATACAACTCGCAGCAGGAGGACACAAGGAACATACCTCTTCTCGTGGAGGGCTACTTCAGCAAGCCTTTCGTTCACTGGCCGTTCGATAAAAAGACATGGGAATCGGCTTCTCGTACTCCATCCTTTCATGCAATTTACGACAATCTTACACTTATACAGATATTTAGAAACTGGATTGACAACACACAGCTTCGAACCAGGCCTCCGGTAGCGACGCTTCTTGACCAGCAGGGCAGGATAGACCTGCGACCGGGCGCTGAGATGCAGTTCAAGCCGGATGAATGGGAGTACCTGCCCAAACCGATAGACCTGGCCGGCGATGTAAGGCTGGAGAAGGAGATAATAGACGACCTTCGCAACTCACTGAGCAGGCATTTTTCGCTGGATATTTTTACCGTATTCACCGACCACGCGATGATGAAGAACCAGGAGCTTCGAGTCATGCAGATAGCGGAGATAGCGGGTGAGAAGATTACAATGCTGCTTCCGGCGATAGAATCGCACGAAAACTATCTGTACCAGGTGGATGAGCGGATAAGGGCGATTGAGATCGCCGCCGGCAGGGGACCTTTCAGCAGGAGGAACATTGAGAACATAATAGATATCATCAGATATTATACCAGGGATACGGGCAAGGCAGTCATTATCGAGCCGGAGTTCGTCGGGACGCTTCGGAGGGTTCAGCAGGAGCAGCAGAAGCTAAAGTCCATACGGGTGGGAGTAGGTGCCCTTGCAGAGATAGGCCAGGCGATGGAAGATCCGGATTATGTAAGGTTCATGCTCAAGGGCTACGAGGTAGGTGACAAGGCGCTTCAGGCGGTGAATTTCCCGCAGGAGCTTATAAATGAAAAGAACGATGTCGAAAAGCTGTATGATGCAAAGAACCAGATGAACGCCCAGAGAGAGCAGTTCGCCCAGATGGTCGAGCTTATGAAGGCAAATAAGGGGCAGGCACAGCCGTTATTGGAAGGGCAGAGATAGTGAGTCATTTAAGAAAAATAAAGAAAAAGGTAATTGTTCCGGGCGGTATGATTCTTTCCCAGGCATCGCTGAATGTCGTTCAGTTACCTGAGATAGCATTCGGCCTCAATGGCCGCAGGCCCCGAAGGATTTACATCGAATGCTTCGATCCTGCTGAAAAAGCGCAGGCCCAGAAGGATGCAACAGTTCTGGCCTCAATAATGAAAGAGCGAATATTCGGGCCGAAAATAATAACCGATGACAGGCCAATAGTGCAGGAAGCGGTAACGGACAGCGGCAATGGCGATGGATAAAAAGACACTTATAAGGGGCTGGTGCGATACGAACGATGATTTTCTCGCAGAGAATCTGAAAAAGATTTTCAGCGAACTCCGCAGCCAGGAGGAAGTCGCCCTGCACAACGATATGGTCAGGCAG